CAGATTGGGTAGAAGTGAAGACCGATTGCGTTAGATGATGGGACGATAGCCCCTGAGATAATGTTGTTTCCATAGAGAAGAGAGCCAGCTACGGGTTCACGTATACCATCTATGTCAACAGGTGGCGCAGCTATGAAAGCTACGATAAAAGCTGTTGTAGCAGTTAAGAGTGCAGGGATCATTAGCACACCAAACCACCCCACGTAGAGGCGGTTATCAGTGCTCGTAACCCAGTCACATAAACGCTCCCAGTTGGTATTTGGTTTTGTTAGTGTGGCTGTAGTCATTTATTTAGAATGTATATTTAAGTCCTAGTTTAGAACCATAAGAATTGTCGACATCTTTCTTAGTGATGCCTGATAGCTCTCCATATATACCAAGCTTCTGTGTTACATTGAATGTACCACCAGCTTTACCAGAGAACTCTGCGTTTGTACCATCAACATCAGCGACTGCTGTTAAAGCAGGACCGCCTTGGATGTAATAGTCAAGCTTACTTGCTGAACCTTCAAAGCCAACATGTAGATCAACAGTTCTTCCAGTGTAGTCAGAACCTGTGTAACCATTGTTAACTTCAGTGTTCAAATAAACTCCAGCGAATGCAGGAGAAGAGCAGAGCGATGCTGCTGTTAGTGCTATAATTTTTTTCATTAAAATATACCAGGTATGATTTGTCCAGTCGTGGCGTAAGCTCCTAGAGCTGCCATGATACCGATCATAGCCCAGCGTCCATTCTGTAGTTCTGCGTTGTCGTTCATAGTGTATTCAATAGGTGCTTGTAATGCGATAACTTCTGTATCGTTCATTAAAATAATGTGTAAGTTAATGGGCGAGGATGAAAGTTCAGGTCGCCACGATACACCTATACTATGTTTACTGGGTTAACTTCTCTTTTAGCTTTCGGCTGTTTAGGTCCAGTTATTCTTTCCCAATCTTTAGGTTTATATTCACCATAAGCTGAACCACCACCTATATCAGACTTACCTAAGTTTTTCTTTTTCTTTTTACCCATAATTTAAAATTCTAAGTTATCAGACCGTTGTAACTTTTCAATTACATCCTGACGGTAAGCAGGGTCATTATCATATCTTCTATCACCCATAGCAGCTACTAATTCTGCTTGACTTCTGAAGACATCAGTGTTTGATTTAGGTGCTTTACCTGTGTACATTTGTCCTTCGTATCCGTTTGATTTTTCATACTCTGCACGTAAGCCAGAGACAGCTAGTTTGATAGCATCAACGCTACCTGAATCTATTATGTTTTGGAAAGCATCTATAGATTGCTGTCCTAAATTATTACTAGCCCATTGTACCATATCTTGATAGGCTTTCTCACCACCAGCAGAGTTCTTTATATCATTTACTGCAGCATCGCTGATGTCATTTGAATCAACTTGCTGTGCTTCAGGTAAACTATTCTGTACCTCCATGTATGCTTGGACTAATTCCTTGCTACTCATACTGGAGAACTTCTCTATAGTTTCAGGTGTTAATTCTCCTTTATCAGCAAACTCCTCAGAAGCTGATGTTATTAACTCAGCTGCTGGAGATATTTCTGGAGCTTCTTCCTCTTCTGTTGCTTCTTCTTGTGACTCCACTTCTGCGTTATCTTGGGTGTCCCCAGCTTCTCCGCTATCTTTATTGCTTTCTTCTCCAAATTTCTTTTGAAGTTCAACATAGGCTTTCTCTAATTCTGCAGCGTCCTTATATTTACCTGCTAATAATCCTTCTTGTTGAGCTACTAACTCTTCACCAATTGCAAGAGATTCTTGTTCAGCTGGTGTTAAGTTATTACCTTCTCCGTCTGTTACTGTATCAGTACCAGCATCATATGTTAATGTTTCTGCCATTTATTCTTGAGGTGGTTGAATTGCTTGTGTTAATCCTTCTATTCTATCTTTAGCTTCAGGATCTTTTGATGAATCCATCATTGGTGTACTTGCAAACTGACCAGCTTGTTTCACTAGTTCTTGTTGTGTCTGCATCTGTTGCTGCTGCTGCATCTCTTGTTGTAACTGCTCTTCAGTCTTAACAAGATTCAATACATCAATACCTTGAGAAGCTGCTAATCGTTTGATTGCTTCACCTGGATTTACATACTTAAGTATAGCTTCTGGACCTAGTGTCTGAGCTATAGTACCCATGAATTGTGTTAAAGCTGCAGCATCCATACCACGACCTAACTGATTGACACCAGCTACAATCCTTGGCCTTACATATTCTTTAGGTAACTTAGGTATTTCATTTGATCGCTGGAGCACTAGCAACGTTCGGTCTAAATATGGTATGAGAAATTCTACAGTTAACAACGAGAAGAGTCCACCGAGGCTTTGTTCTAACTCTAACTGAGTCATCCTTACTTCTTCTGCTGTTGTACGTTCTGAATCTCTAACATTTAGTATCAAGAATCCTTCTGCTATTCTTTTCTCTAAACCCATCATCATTTGTGAAGCTGTCTGGAAGTCAGCAGTCTTACCTACTTGAACTACTCCTACATCTTCTGGTCTACCTTGAATGATAGCACCATTACCTGCTTTAGATAATGTTTGTGGTTTAGTTGTAGCACTAGGAGATACTAGAAAAACTACTTTACTAGCTACTGCTGATCCTTCAACGAGTGCCTGTGACAGTCCGTTAAGTGATCTTAAATCTCCTATGAATTCTTCTACTCTACCACGTCCATAATCTTCTCCATCAACTGTATTAAATCGAAGAACTAACCAAGGACTAGCATTCTTTGGTGCGGAACTACGACTATCAGGTATGATTAAATCATCTACTTCCTGATGCCAAACCCAACGACCACTACTAGGATCTTGTTTAACACATGTGTATACTTCTGCGTCGTCTTCATCTGAACCTCCATCCGATTTATTATTAGGATCATTAGGGTACGAGGGCTTAGGTTCTATACCTAGTACCTTTCTACTTATTATTTCTTTAGTTATTATCTCTAGAATGTTACCATTACCATCTCTATTAACAACGTATCTTTGGAGTGGGAAATGTTTGAGTCCATTCTTACCCATAAAGATAAGAGCATTACCTGATACAATTAAATGTTTCAGTGCTTGATGTACTACGACTCTATCATTTTGAGCAGCGATATAATCTAGGATCATCCTTTCTATTTTAGCAAAGGATAGGTCTAGTTCACTTCTCATTTGTGGATCTAATTCATCTCCAATCTTGTCATCTCTAACTTGTAATTTGAAGAAGCTAGTTTGTGGTGGTAACAAAGCTAACATAAGTTTAGCAGCTAAAGTAACTACTGCTTTAGCACCTACTGACTGCCATGGTTGTAATAAACTTTGCTTCCCACCCTTTTGTTTTAGATCTTGTTGTACTAGATAAGGTAAGGTAAGTTCTGAACACTCAACTGCTGTATCTAGAAACTGTGTTCTACCTTTTGATAGTTGGGTGTATCTTTCACTTGCCTTATACATTTAGTCCTCCAGTTTTTGCACCAGCTGTATTACCAGCATTTAATGGTATCTTTAATCCAGCTGCTCCTTCTTTCTTAGCTGCTGCTGGTCCAGCTTTTTTCTTACTAGAACCGTAAGATACATCAGCTGTTTTATCTGGATCAGTCATCTCTTTTGCGACTGGCAGATCTGTATCTGTTTCTACTCTAGGCTTGATAGCAGGGGGCGGCTTCATAGCTGTTGGCTTAGGTGTCCTAAATAAACACATTATATTTAATTAAGTAATTGTTTTACATACTCTACTACGCTAGCTTGTCCAGCTTTATACATAATAGAATTTATTTCTTCTTTTGGATGGATGGTTTGAGGTGGAAATTTATTTTCTAAATCTTCAATTAATTTTTCTAGCTTTTCCGAGTGAAGGTTAAGCGTACTGGGGTAGGTTTGTGTTGGCATGTTCAAAAAAGGCAGGCATTCTAGCTGCTCTGGTGTCAGAAAGTTGAGGTGCTTTGCCCTCATACATTAATCGGTCCGATGAATCTAGCCAAAAATTTTTGTCCAAATATTTATCGGTAGTATTTATACCTAGGGGTTGGAATATCCAATTAATTGTGGCTTTCCTAAGTTTGTCCAAAGAATTACTAGGACGTAAACCCATAGCAGAACATACGAGGCTATTACAGGCCACGTGAATCTGTTCGTCTCGGGATATATCAGCTGATACTGTTCGGATACCCGAATCACCACAAAACCTAAAGAAAGGAAGAATAACAAAGAATATAGCACGTTCAGCTACCAAAGCTTTTAATATAGTGTGGTCAGGATGAGCTTCCCAAGCATCTCTCAGCTTGAAAGCTTCATACTCTGCTTTTTCATCAACACCTATGGCATTGGTGATATATGTAAGGGCGAGGTCGTGTTTGACCTCATCCTTTACATTAGATTCTAGAAGAGTCCGTGCAGATTCGGGAACCTCCTTTTCAAGTGCCTCTGTAATAAACTCGCCAACTGGTAGCTCC